TAACGGAAAGTTGACCACCACAATGCCACCTGCCTGGGAAGGAAGCTCTTTCATCATTACGTACCCTCAAAGCGACTTTGACCTTCAAGAATACATTGACACCTGGGAAAACAAAAAACATATCAAATATCTTCTAATCTCTACTGAATTACATCAAGATGAATCCTTGCATAGACACGCAGTCCTCCATTTCAGCAAAAAACAAAGAGTCGGACATGCTTTCTTTGACCATCTTACACGACATCCAAACATTAAATGCGTGGGAAAACGACGGTCAGACTGGACAAATGTCATTGCCTATGTTAAAAAATGTGGCGAATTTGTTGAATGGGGAGAGCCAAGACACTCCGCATGTGTGTGGTCAGCCATCGCCACCTCCAGCACCAGACAAGAGGCGCAAGAAATGCTCAGCATCGAAAGACCTAGAGATGCTGTACTTAATGCAAGGAACTTTGACTATTGGCTTGATAAGGTGTTCCCAATGTCAGAGACTGCATCGTACTCAGGACGGAGCTCTGATCAATTTGTGGTGCCCCCTGCGTTACAAGACTGGGTTCTGATGAGCTGGTGGTACGTGTATATAAACCCCCCCTCACCCCCCAAGGGGGGAATGATTTAGGAGTAAAACTTCTGTGTACATTACTAACTTTTTTTTAGCCTACCTCGACAGGAACGTCCGAAATCTCTAGTACTCAATGGCGCATCTCGACTTGGAAAAACACAATGGGCTAGATCACTCGGACCCCATATTTACATTGGAAACATGTGGGATCTCGGAGCTCTCGACGGTATCGACTCAAACTTCTGGAATTATGGATACATTGTATTTGACGACATTGAATGGGCTTCAATCGCAGGAAGCGCGAAATCGTGGTTTGGCGCGCAAAGAGACTTCAGCGTCAGTGACAAGTACAAACGGAGGACTGGCTGGTGGTATGTGACAAGTACAAACGAAAACGGAGACTGGCTGGTGGTATTCCTTGCATTTTTCTTATCAACCCTGACGCTTATTGCGGTGATTGTTATAGTTTTATTAACTCAGAATGGGGACGTGAAAACATTGATATAATAACAATAAATAATAAACTTTATTAAGGACTGCTATACGTATCACTAGTGTACAAAGGTTTCATAGGTGCAGCCTTAGCTGTAATAAGTTTTGCACCACACTTCTTATCAACTTCATAGCTAACAGTAATTAGGTTACTAGAACCTGAGTTCAAAACCTCCTCAAATGCAAACATTGCACATTTACCAGGAGAAGCAACTACTGTTTGGCCAAAAGTAGGATTTTGCTTAGATGACCATCTGTTAACCAAATTGTTAACGAAGCCCCTAGCATACCATTTTAAATAATGGCGCTTAATACTTCCAGGTTGTAGCTTCTGGTTCGCAACCTTCGAAACGTTGCTAAAATGCTTGGCGGGGGGCGGCTCCTTATACTCGTTACCGATTTGAGCGGCCCGATTTAAGGAGATGCCAAGAGCCTCTACCTCAGTAAGTAAACCGTTGCCTTTCTGACGCTCTTTAGGAACACCTCCATTAAATTCATATAACTTGCCCTGAAGGGGTTGAGAGTCAACTCGGTCTGTTTCAGTATCACCAGTACCAGCAATGGCACCTTTAGTTCGATTCTGAATACTAATTTCCAAAAACATTTCAATTTGCAAAACCTCTTGCATTACGTTCAACTGAGCAAGACAATGGCGTTCAGCAGAATGGGTGGTAGATTGCCCATACATGGACAAGGATTCTAGCTGATACGACTGGTCAGGAAAAGTCAAACTTTGTTGACCTTTAACCATAACTTTGAACCACAAGCCAACTTTGATTAAATCTTGTGAAACAATAGATTGAATTGACTGTGCACCGCCCAACAAATCTTCGTAAATTAAGACAGAGCCGCTAACGCTCTTAAACACAGCTTGAATAAGCGTGCCGCCTGAATTATTGTATTGACTCATAGGGAGGACTTGATCATTACGATCAATATTAATGCCAGCCTTCTTCAGTAGCTTTCTGAGTAAAGCACCATATAGCTGACGTTCGACCATACTGTCGTCCCATGTACTGAACGTAGCGTAAACACAATCAGGATCGCTAACGTTACCATGAATTTCTTTGTATTCACATACACCTTGAGAAAGATAGTCGGCAATCTTATTCTTCTTAACTGGCTTCGGTCTCTTGAAAGGACCTACGTAATGGCCCGAGCTAGGGCCACCGAAGCCTTTACTTTTCTTTCCACGTAGCCGGTTGGCGGCAATACGCGAGCGGGCTGCTTTACCCGCGGCACGTACAGTGCGCATACCAGGGCTATCCCATGTTCTTTTAGCTTGTTGAGCAAAATTAATAACACGGGCAACATTCTTGGGGGTCATGTATTTAGACATTTTAAATATAGCTTCTGATTCTATTCCAAATATGGGGAACACTTCTTCCTCTTAAATTAGTGTAAGAACGGGTAGTGAACCGGCGTATAGCACGTTGTCTATTATAATAATCACGACCAAGTGTGGGACCTCCGCGGCGTATGAAAGAGCCAATGGAATTACGAGCTGAGGTATAAGATGAACGGGCGGATAAATTGCGGCGTGGTGTAATGCGAGTTGTACGACGTTGTCTAACCAATCGGATTGTGCGACGCATTATAAAATAAAGGGTGTTATATTTTAAATTAAGGGTAGTAATATTTATTTAAAAATATAGGGGTATAATAATAGGGGTACCAGGCATATAAAAGGTGGACAAGTGGACAACTTTCCTTAGTATAATAT